TACTGGTTAGATGAAGGCGTAGTCGCTCAAGGAGTCGCAAACTGAGCCAAGCCTGTTCTCGGCTCTCGACTTCTGTCACACTTGAGTTATACCAAGTGTTATGTAATTCTTCTGCTAGTGTGTCAAACGCTTCGTTATATAGTGGGTCGTTAAGTAAGTTCTTCGCTCTGTTCTCTCTATCCACCAATCAACACACCTCTGTTTTGTTCTCTTTCTAGCGCAAGTTCTGCGGCTTTTAATTGAGCATCTACCGCCGCTTCTTGTGCATCCTGTTGAACTTTCATCATCTTAACTTGCAGTTCACCTTGCTTGATTTCAAGTTCTTTCATCTTAGCCTGCTGTTCCATCATAGCCATCTGCTGTTCTGGGCTAGGCTGTTCTGGTTGCGGCGGAGGCGGGGGAGTAAGGAAGTCATCAACATTCTGATAGCCCATAGCCTTAACCAATGAAGCGCCAAGATTGTACATATTCTGCGGGGTGACAATCGGAAGCCCACCAGACATCGCTTGTGCCGCAAAAGATATCATCTGCGACAGGTGAGCCATCTGCTGATCTTTAGAGCCGTTGCCCAAAGCAACGGACACCGTGCAGTCCATCTTGTCATTCCAAGCGTCAGGACGTACAGGAATCCACTGGTTGCGTAACATAACTACTCGCTCTTTGTCTTGATACTTAATCAGCAATTCGTAGATGGTACGCATCAGTTCTTTAACGCCTGTCTCCGCGAACTGGCGGGCAATTAACTCAACCCTTGACTGAGCATTGGTCATCACCGCATTAACGGCTGTGGCCGTTGTGTGGCTTGTCAGCGCGTCTGCGTTAATACCCTGCGTATTCTTGTTAACACCGGAACGTGATTCTCGCACCTGATCTAGATACTCAAGCATCTGGAATGAGTACGGCTCAAGCGGAGGTGTAGCCAAAGGCATAATTGCGTTAGGCGATTTAACACGAACTACCCCACCTGGCCTCTGTGTGAGAAGGTCATCCAAATTCGCCTGACCTTCAAGAACAGCATAGCGACCAAAGTTCTGGTTATATGCGTTGTCCATCAGGTTACGCATCAGCGTGGACTTGATAAGTTGCAAGTCCATAACAAGATCAGCAACAGACAGGCCAAAGAACTTATGTGGAATCTTGATCGGAGTGATAGATACAAACGGCTTCTTGTCTACTTCCTCGTTTTCAAAGACGTAGTTGCCTACACTGCACACCTTACGAAGTTCAGCAATGCCATCCTCGTCATAATCCGTTTTAATAAACGACTCATGTAACCAATACTCTCGCAGTGCCTCTTCATCGTTTGCTCCCCAGCCACGGTCATACTCACTGCTGTGGTCAAACTCATAACGGGCAAGACGCTCTGCATTGTAGGACATCGTGTCATCAGATGCGCCTAAATCCTCAATACCAAAGTCTTGGTCGGGGTACATCTCCCGCAATTCTGATAGAGTTTTTCTTACGCGATGGCAGACAAAGCGAGCATCATGTATAGACTTGGCTTCTCGGGAAATAAGAAACTCATCAGGTGGTACGTTCTCAATACGAATGCGTCCATCAGCACTTGTGCGTTTGATAACAACGTCGTGTACTGGCATACCCATTTCATCTGTAGTTTCAGTATGCTCAAGAACCTCTACCTCCTCATCAGAAATAAGATAATCAAACTCTAGGTCTGCAAGATTCTTATAGGTTTCTCTCTTGGCTTCCTCGTACTCATCCCACCAAACTTTTACAATGCCGTTCTTAAACAACAACGCATCGTGGAACCACGAATACATAATCTCCCAGCCGGGATTGTCTTTGCTGAAAACGTAGTTAACGTAGTCGGTGGCCTGATCTGCCATAGCCATATCTTCTGGGCCATGCGGGGTAAACTTTACAAACTCGTCACCAGAGCCAAAGATACGCATCAGGCTTGGTTTAATCCACTCAATAGTATCTTGGACGGTAGAATCTACATACTGACTACGGCCCTCAACCTCATTGCCAAACGGTAGCGCGTAGTAATACTCTTGCGCCGTTTCCCGCTGATCTGATATTTCGTCGCCATAGCCTAAAGCGTCAGTGATTTCACTGTTTACTTTGGTTAGCAGTTCTTGTTCTTTGTCAGACAATTCCGTAGTTCCTATAGGTTATATCACTCGTCCACTCTGGATCAGAGCCAGACATTGCATACCGCTGTGACTGAAATGCGTACCGTGTGGCGCTCATCAAGTCATCACGAAGGGCAACCACCTTGCCATCCTTGCGGTGGTACATTCTAAATTCTTCAAACCAATCCGATAGTGTGGAGAACACTTTAAACTTGCCGTTCTCCATCGCCTGTAGCATAGCCATAAGACCCTCTTCCACTGAGTTGGAGCCTTTCTTCTGGCCCAAACCCGGAGGATTCGTAAAATGCTCCATCAGAAAATTACATCCCAATGAGCGATACTGTTCTGCCAGACCGGGATTCCCCATGCTATCCCTGCGATTGCCGTCATGTGGGTAGGCTATGGGAATGAAATAAGGGCGTTTCCTTATAATCTCGGAGTGAACAGAGGGGCTGGCTTTTGATGCTCTATAGCAATCGTATATATAAAAGGTTTCACTTTCATTATCTATCGCGCACCAAACTACAGCAGTTGGGTGATCCCACCCAAAATCTATAGCCGCTATACGGGGCCAATGATCCTCAATATGTATAGGATCAATCATTAATTCTTCTTCATTCAGCGGAAAGATCAGACCAGAACCAATAGATGGCCTGCCAAACCTTCTCATTTCCCGCTCATGTGGCGAATACGCAGAGAGAATCTGCTCCATCACCGCGTCATTTAGGTGTCCTTCCTTGCCTCTGAGTGTCTTTATATGCTCAGATGCGTCATCCCATGTCGCATTTGTTAGGCTCTGGCCCTTCTTAATGTGGTTCATAAACGCCGCCACAGTCTCGGTCATGCCTGATTCTGGGGTGAATGTCATATAAACCATGCCACGGCGATCAAGGGTTCGCGTCACAGCCTGTGAGTACAGTTCTCGGCTAGGTTCCTCGTCTAGCCATACCACATCCACAGACCTACCCTGCCATTTGTCCACACCCATCTCATAGGCTTTAAAGTGTAGGGATGAGTTCTCGCCTGAGACATGGCGTATTAGTGCAACGCTCTTAGCGTTTGGTACTCCCGGTTTCCTTTCTGTTTTTACTATATTATCTTTTGGAATGGCGCCGGTACCAAATGCTTCAGGATCATCAGGGGAACCCAATAATTCTGCTTGTACGATGTCTCTAGTCGTTTCGTTGGAGACACCGCCAGCCCAAGCCGTAATTGCTCGGTTGAATCTTTTTCCCTCCCACCAATCAGGATATAGGCCAGTAAGGTGGTAAGCCATTTCAGCCGCTCCGCAGTACGACTTACCTATTCGGTTAGCCGCCATGAGTAGGCGCTGATTGTTTTCAAATCCTGTGGCGTGGAACTTCTGCTGATACGGGTATGGATCGTAGAAGGAAATCTTCTCGTACCGCTCTCGCTTCTTAAGTTCTCTTGCTATTTCTACCGCTTTTTCTATATCCACTGGCATATGCCGCTCTAGCCTGTCTCTCCGCCCCTTCACGGGTTTTGTAGACCTTACCCTTACTACCCCACTTGTAACCGCCTTTGACCTTCCTGACGGGCATCAGTGCTTCAGGAGAGCCTCTAACTCTTTCTGCAGTTCTTCTGTGGACTTCTGCTCCACCTGAGAAATCTCCTGCTGAATCTTCTCTGTGGGCTTCAGACCAGCCCTATCAAGAATGTCTTTCACGGCTCCAAGACGCACAGACTCAGACTCTGCCTCCTCTGCCAATCTCTGCAACATACGCATGGCGCTGGGAACCGCATCCTTAATCATCTTCTTGGTGCGTTCCTCAATCTCAGAGGCAAACTTATTCTTTAGTTCGTAGCCTCTTTGCTTTGGATGAGAGTATCCTGCCTGCTCTGCGGCACGGCTTGCATTGCCATGCAGGCAGTATTGCTCGATGAATGTCTCTTGTTGCTCAGTTATCATAATAATCATCATCACCCCTGTTCTTATAATAAGCCCAAGGATATTGTGGATTTCTCATTCTCTCCCTATCCCTAATATTCTCAGCGGCTCTTTTCATCCTCTGATATATATCCAACATAGGTTCACGTTCTTTTAAGTCTTCCAAAAATTCTTTTGCGACGGCATTATTTTGAAGGTCTTGTTTATTCCACTTCCCAAAATCTAGTATATACTCTTTAGCGTTAGCGCCCATCAAGCCAGCAAGGTCAGTCAGGTAGGCATGATCCAATGCGTTTTTCTTTGCCAGCCCAATCGCCCTAATTTCTCTACCATCTCCGTAATCTCTAGGTCTTTCAAACGTAGTATTAGCCGCTTTTGTCAAAGGGGCGGTCATAAGTTTTTTTAGTGTGGATAAAAAAGACATATTAGTAAATGCTTATGAACGGTAAAAATACCCCGATGGTGAGTGGATAGGACATATTATATACAGCAAACAAAAAAAGGGGGCGGGTGGGGGGTACTGTATGGGTGTACAGTGTGGCGAAAATGCAACACTGGATGGGTATACAGTAGTCGGGTCGCCCTATTCCCACAGAAAAAATAACCTTTTTATTTGTGCGGAATAAAAACCCCACGAAGACCAGGGTTATTCTAAATGAGAATGATTCTTATTCGCAACAAGCCTGGCACAAGTTACCGCAAAGCGCAAGCAGATTGTATTTATAGGGGTATTAAATACGCTGATGGTTCGGGGCGGTGTGTGAGTGTGTGGGTGGGATATGATATAAACTCTCTTTATACCCCCATTTAAACATTCTTATAGACTATCTAAAAGTATCTGCTATAGTCGCATCATCAACACAACACAACAGGAAAAAAAATGAAACTTAGACAAATCGCTTCAAACATGACCGAAGTAGAATTCGGACCTACTACAATTCTTTTTTCTTACTCAACGCCTGTTGCTGGGTTTCATCCAGTATACGGACCAAACCAAACAGGGCATTTCAAAACCGATCAGTGGTACAGTCAAACAACCACGCGACACATAAACAAATATTTCCGAGATGAGTGGGGAATCGATGCCGAAGAGGTTCGTACAATACCGCAGGAAAGAATAAACGAGATGGCGAAATAAGATGAACAAACCAATACACAAACACAACTGCAAAAAATGCGATTACATAAGGACTGGGTTTTATGGATTGAAGGAGTGCGATTTTTATTATTGTGACGGTCAATTGATAATCAGACAGTCAGACGAACCTTCGGATTATGCCTGCTACACTACATCACTTCTAACGCCATCATTACTTAGCAAACTGAACGTTTTACAGATCGGAAAGTAACGACTACCAAAACATGCAAGCATTTTAGACCCCGCTTTTTGCGGGGTTTTTTTATTTGTCTTGTAACGCCCTGAGATGCCCTAGATTAAACGCTAGACTCAAGGCAGGGTATCCAGTAGGGCGCGGTTTATTTCGCCCCTGACCGCCTTAGATTTCCGCTTGTAGGGTGTTGGATTGTGGCGCGGGGTTTTTTTATTTTTGGTCAGGC